GATAGGGTTCCTGTAACACCACCCCCGCTATTTTTATATGTCTCTGAGAACTTCTCGTCCGCCCTGTAGTCCTCAACAGTTCTCACAACGTACTCATCCATCGAGGTCTTGAACCGCTCTATGTTTTCATGGACGTGTTTATACTTCTGTACGTCTTTGTTAATATCGTGCAGCTTATTTCCAGCCTCGCTGTTCCAGAACTGTTTTTCCTCATCCGTAAAATCTTCGTAATCCTTGCTAGCTAGCGCGTTGTACTCGTCCTGTATGCCTTGGAAGTCAGGCTTTGGTTGCTCGACGCCTGTTTGTGAGTAGGTGTCCCCTGGCGCAAAGGGTATGTTTGTAGGGAGGGCTGTGTAGTTTTGTTCTGCGAACTCTGCTGCTAGTGCATTAGCTATAGAAGTGTCTGTACTCAACAAGCGGTGCGCGCCAGATGCCATGTTTCCAGTAACCGTTGTCGCGCTTTGCGCAAACTTGTTTACTGTATTACCAAAGGACGGACTCAGTAGCTCTTCGTCTGTTTTGTCAGGGAACTGTACTCTCAGTTTATCTAGATAGGCTGCCTCTTCAGGTGTTTCTGCTACAGTAGGGGTGTATGGGTCTACCCAGCCTTCTGGTAGTATAGAAGATGCCAGGTTCTGGGCGCCTTCATCGAAGTCAGATGCAAACTCAGTCGTGCCATCTAGTAAAGACTGTAGATACGACTCTTCGTTGTCCTTTTGTATCTGCTGTGTTCCGTATCCCTTGATTCCGTCTGCGATATTGCCCATATATAGAGTGTTTGGTGATTAGTTGTGAGTATTGTACCTAATAGTACTTCATTTTTCTACGGGGGCGCCATTCTGCCCCTACGTCCTCGTCACTCGTTAGCTGTAGGAAGTTGCCCTCTCGAAAGCGCATTAGTGCCATCGTCATTGAGTCTACCTGGTCGTCGTGGTCACCTGCCGGAAATGCCTGAACCTCGTCAATTAAATCTCTCGCCCACAATTCGTCAGGCGCCCAGACCATCCCAGAGCGGAAAAAGTCACTTACGGAGTGTAATCGGGTGATTTTATCCTGTCCACCGCCACCTTTTCTCTTCCCCGGACTATATTCCTGTACTGGAATGCCCCTGGCGCGCATCTCTTGAGCTAGTGGCCCGCCTGAGCCTTTCGCTTCGACTACTACTGTGTCGGGCTCCCAGTATGCATAGAGTCTATACGCCTCGTCTTTGAGTTCTGGAAACTCAAACCTGTCGCGCACCACATCTAACATGACCACATGCGCTTCGCGCCCGTCATAAGTGTTCTTTTCCCCGTTTTTACGCTCAAATTCCCCGTCTGGATAGAAAACACCCCAGGTTGAGATGACTGAGTAGTCCGCAGTCTCTCTTTTTGAGTAGGCTGTGTCGTACGATTGTATGATATATGAGCACTGAGGTGGGGTTTTGTGAGGCCACTCCATCCACCAGTCCTTTTTAACGATTGCGCCTTCCGTTGCAGTTGGATTTTGTAGCCATTCGGAGTTCCAGTGACGCGCGTCAAGGGAGTTTTTAACCTTTTCGAGTGCTTCTGAGGTCCAGAACTCTGGCCAAAGCGGTTTTCCTGACTTAGGCAGCACTGCAGGGAACTCAATGACCTCCCACTGGTCTGCTTTAGGGTTTTTAGTCTGTTCTTGGAGTAATTTACCCGTTAAATCCTTGACCGACCAGCGAGTTTGCACCACGAGTATGTTTCCACCCGGCATTAAACGCTGTCTTGGGCCTGCTAGGTAGTATTCCCACACATCATCGAATACTTTAGGTTGCGATACGCACGATTCGGTGAACGGGTCATCGATAATCAGTAGGTCTGCACCACGGCCTGTTACAGAAGAGCCGACACCCGCGGAAAATGACTCTCCGCCCTTGTTAACCTGCCAGCGACCCGCTGATTTGGAGTCTGAACGCACTTCAATGCCTGGGAATACGTCTTTAAACCTATCTGAGCCGATTACATCCTTCACTTGACGACCGAACTTCACTGCGAGCTCCGCGACATTCGCAATGTTCATGAGTTGCGCTGCAGGGGAGTTGCCGATAAAGAACGCTGGTAGGTATTGGGAGGTTAAATAGGACTTACCGTGCCTCGGAGGCATGTTGATAATGATTCTTTTGTCATTTTCGTGTACGATTTTATTGAAAGCTGCGCCCATTATCGCGTGATGCCTGCCAACCATGAAGTTTGGGTCCATGTACTGACAGAATGTTATGAAATCCTTTCTACAGAGTTCCATATGCTTACGATGTGCGAGGTCCTCTCTCAAGGAAAGCGCTTCACGGAGCTGTACTTCCGTTAATGTGGTGTAGTCTAGCTGTGTGGTGTCTTCTGCCGGGGCTTCCGTAGTGACTGCAAAGGGGTCGTTGTTACTCACCTGCGAAATCCGCGTCGCTAAAAGGGAGTTCTTCCTCGGCTTCAAATATCTCTGCTCCGGCCTCCACTAAAGGAGTTACCTGGTTGCCTTCTAGTGCTTGTAATCGAGCAATGACTTCCGCTTTAGATATCTTGTCGACACCGTCGTCTTTAGCTTCTTCAGCCTTCATCTTCGGGAAGCAATACGCGGCTACCTCTTTGTGACACTGGATTCTATCCTTGATGTCGACTTCCTCGTCCATAGCCAGCTCGGCCATCGCTAGTACAGGGTTGTAGTTGGGGTAGTTAATTGCTAGCAGATTTGCTACAAATTTTTTTCGACTTGCCATATTCTCCTTTGGTGCACGTTTTACTGTGAGCGTTTAGTTTAGCATATTAAAAAATTTTTAACAACCCTAATTTCACACTTAAGATTGCTAGAATCGAAATTTTCACGCGGAGAACCCGGAAAAGTGACTGGGACTCCGCCGTTGCTGTGCGGGGGGGTGGGTGGCGCGTATCCGGCCGATTTAAAGTGCTACCCGCCCCAAATACCACGCAACACAGCCCAAACACCACGCCACGCGCGCCAATACGTGCCCTTAAACGTGCGATTATAAGTAACCCGCTACAAATACCCGCCGTCGATTTAAAGTACTTTAAATGGGCGATTTAAAGTGCAACACGCGACGCGCGCCACGCAATGCCCGCAAAGGGGCGCCCGCGTTTTCATTTCAAATAACACGCAACACGCGACAAGCCCCGCGCGCCAAGGGTTTCAGGCGTCCTGAAACGGGGTTATTAGTGGCGATTTAAAGTTTATTTGTTAAATAGTGTTTACTAAGTGTGCATTTAGGGTATTATCCGCCCATGGATTGAGCGAAACGCGCCACGCCTTTCCTAGTACCACCTCTTATAGAGCGCATTAATAATAAGGAAACAACACCATGACTATATTAAACGAAACACTAACTACATTGCTAGCGACATACAGCGCGGGTGATATTAACAATGAGTTGCATAACATACAGCAACGCATTAACCGTATTGCAGAATTAACGGCGCAACGCGACAGCATTAACGCAGAACTAGCCGGACTAACGGACGCGGTAGCAATAGAGACAGCAAGTGAAACAGTAGCAGAATTAACCGGCGCTATTGAATTAGAGCAACGCGAATTAGCGCGCCTTGTGTCAATATCTAGCGGACGTGCCCGCGGTATGACTTTAGGAATTGAGATTGAGTTTATTGCACCTATGGGTATGCAATCTTTTAGAGATTGCGTACAAGAGCAACTAGACACCACTACAAGCGGTGTTAGAATTTCAAGCCAGACGGGCGGGCTACATAACAACACAGCTACCATGTGGCAAATAGCAAGTGACTCTAGTATTCGTGCGGGCGCAGGTTACGGCATGGAATTAATTAGCCCTATTCTAAAGGGTGAAAAAGGATTAATGCAAGCCGTCACAATCATGGATGCAATAGAGCACTGTGGGGCGTATGTTAACCGCTCATGTGGTGTACACGTTCATTTTGGCGTTGAGCGCATGGACTATGCAAGCGTATTACGTATCATCGAAACTTACGCACTAAATCAAGAGTTAATAAAATCTACATTACCGGCAAGCCGTCGCAATGAGCACTTTATTAGAGACATACCGCTTACCCGCAATGACTCTACCGGATTTGATACTTACGGCGCATCGCTTGCACGCTTTCAAGAATTTGCAACCGGTAATTTCTCAACTGCAGAAGTTGTGGCCAATATGGGCGGTAGTACTAGCTATCACGACAGCCGTTATTTTGCGGTCAATCTATTGGGCGCATACTCTAGACACAAGACAATAGAATTTAGAGCGCTAGCCGGTACTGTTGAAAGTGAAAAACTTGAAATGTGGGTACGCTTTTTGCATCTAATTGTTAAGTCCGCAGAAACCAACCGCAACACCAACCGCGCCTATGACAACATAACGGAAATGTGCAACACGCTAGCAGATAAAACAGATTTAAACCTAGAGCACGCAACGCGAAACCCTACCACCGATTGGGCGCAGATGGTTAACGCCATTAAAACCGGTACTGATAATGGCACAACGCAGAGCCCGTACCGCTCACGCGCCAAAACACAGCTAGCCGGCAAGGCAATAGGTGAATGGATGCAACAGCGCGCCTATACAATAAACGGCTAAACCGCCAAATTGCCCCGTAAAGGGGCGATTTAAAGTAAGCCTACTTAGTACCCCAAAACAAATTAATAATAAAAGGAAACACATGCTATGACCCACTCAACCCACCACAACAGAATTAAAAACCACAAGCGCGCGAAACAATCACGCACAACTAAAAACACAGACACGCAGAAAATGGCATACGCCATGCGTGGCGGTAGAAACTTTAATTAACCAATAAGGAAACCTAAAAATGACTTACTCACATCTAACAGACAATGAGATGCTATCTCTAATAGCTAGCAACACGCAAGGCAAAACAAACGCGCAACTAATAGAGATAATAGAGGCTTTATCCGAAAGGGTAGAGCGTGCCCAAATAGACACGCAAGACTCACTAGATGATATCGCGAATACCCTAGACGAATTTAAT